GCCTGTGCGCGAAGCATATCAGCCTCAGCTCGCATCTGATCATTCTGAACCTTAGCCATTGCCTGCATAAGCTCTGGCGGGGGACGACCCTGCGCCGAAGCAGGCACCATAAATTGCTCAGGATTGCTCCAGCCAATGGTCTGAAGGGCCTCAACATCAATGGCAATCGGGTCATACAAGCTAGGGTTCTGAGACTGAAGCTGCTTCAGAGCCATAACCTTCATCACACGCTGCGTGTGGCTGGCGGTATTGGGGTCCGCCTGCGGAATGAGGTTGCAATCATCCAATGCGCGAATGAATGTTTGCTCATCCCACGGATAAGAGGGCTTGCCCTTGCGCTGCCAGAAGCTCTCAGGGTTCTCCTTGAAGCAACGGGCCAGAAGCTGAAACTCTTCAGCCTGAGCCGCGTGCATACGTTTATGAACCGCATTGAGGACCTTGGTGGCCTGATCAATCAGCGCCAACGTGGTTCCAACCGGCGCATCAGCCTTGCCCTCGCCCACAGCCATCTCAGCCGTGCCGCCAACGCGCATACCCGTCTCAACCATGTTCTGAACGAGGTTCATCAGCGATGGGGCAGCATTCGTATTGTACGGCAAAGGCATAACAGCCTGATTAAGTGGCATACCGCCAGTCTTCACTAGTGCACCACCACCGGGCGGAACGCGGAAGATGTTGGTATTCTGCCTCGCACCCGTGTCAGCCATCAGGAAGCCGGGGAAGTTGGCATACATGCCGCTGTCCAGAAGCTCGCGCCATGCGGCGGTGACAGCATTTGTCGTGTTGCCGAGGATATGCAGCAGGCCGATGTCATAAAAGCCAAGGCCGGGAACGAACGTGTACTTCACGAAATTCGTGCGGGCCTCCGGCAGATCAGCCGTATCCTCATCGTAGTTGCGGACAATCGACAGGATTTCCTTAGTAGATGCGTCGATGGTCACGCGATACGGAATCTCAAGACCGCTGATCTTGCCCTTGTACTTGTGTTCGAAGCCGGGAATATCCAGCTCGCAATAGCACTCGTAAATCTCGCGGTCGCGATCATTTGGATTGGTAGAAACGTCCTTGACGCCCTCAATCGCATCCTTCTCGCGCTGGGCTGAGTCCTTGTCGGGCTCAACAGGCGTTCCAAGATCGACATCACGGTACACGCCAAGGATTTGCAGGCGCTTCACCGTCGAAGCCCGCATCATCACCTTATGGGTAACGCGCTTGGCATTTCGCAGATCGGTGGCCGAGTTGTTGACGATCAAGTCTTCCGCATCAACGCTCTCACTCACCGGGCGATTACGAAGCGGGCAGAAGTACACCTTCTTGAAGGCAGTTCCGCCGAAACCGAGCATCAGCAGCATTCGGTCAGTGTCGGGGTAATACTCAGAAGCCACCGCCGTAAGATAGTGGTTCAGGTCGCGCTCCAGAGCATTGGCAAGGCTGTCCTGCTGGGTCGTAGAGGCCAACGCATCATTGCGAACCTTTACAGGCCCATCGGTCGGCAGAAGCTCAGACCGAGCATTTGCCTGAAACCGCAGGCAAGCCTCAAGCAGAAGCGGGTGTCGAACTTTTGACATGCCCTCAACAGGCGCACCGTCCGTTGCACCCTGAAGACCGGGGAGTTCAATCTTGAGACCGAGGAGCTGAAGGCCCTTAGCGCGAGCTTCAACCCAATCGCGGCGGGTCTCAATATCGTCCTGAATGCCACGGATCAGCTCATTGGAAATGCTGGAAAGTGTAATGCTATCAATATCATCGACTAGGTTTCTGAACCAATTTCCATAGTCTTTCTTATCTTGGTTCTCTTCAATTGGCCTGCCATCAAGGCTGACAGCAATCGACCCATCGGGATATTCGATACGTAAAACATTGCCCGCATCATCGGTCTGTTTATTCTCTGACCCTTCAGCGATCTCGACCATGATCTCGTCATTGGCGAAAGGCAGCTCAGGCTCGGCTGGTCCGGGCTGACGGATATTAGGCACAAGGCCGGGGGTCATCGGCATGGTTAATTCCCTTCAACGGGCAGCTCTTCCATCTCTTTGACAAAGCGACGGATGCCTTCCTGTGCTGCCATAGTATCGTTTTTTGCCATGATTTCATAGACGCGCACATAGTCATAAGGAGCCTTGCCCCAAACCTCGACCTTAAAGTGCCCGATCATTACCGGAGTCGCAGGCTTGATCACATCGACCACTGCGCTCGCCAATACCTGTGCCATCTTGGTTCCCCATTAAATTCTGGGGACAGTATAACATATTTGGAGCGGGCGGTGAGATTTGAACTCATCTTCACCAGCTTGGAAGGCTGGGGCACAACCCTTATACCACGCCCGCCCTAAACCTCAGTAGCAGTTAGTATTGCAGTAGCTGCCGGTGCAGCAAGTCGTGCAAGTCACATAACGCCCATTCACATAGTAAGTATGGGTCGTGCAAGCAGCCCAAGCCGCCGTTGGAATGCCAATACCAGCAGCCAAAGCCAGATAAATCACCAGTTTCCGCATGTTCGCCCCCTCCTAAAAAGACGGGGCCGGAGCCCCGCCAGTCCTGAGTTTACACCTTGGAAGCTGGGTGTCTCCAAGGCAAAGCCATCATACCTCATAAAGAGGCGCTGGGGCAGAGCCATGATGCACAACATTCCGATCAAATTCTGCCAGACGCTCAGGGCTTCTAACCAACAGACCCAACTCGCGGATATGCTTCACCGCCATGCTCACCGTATCCACCAAGTCGTCGTGCTTGGCCTTCGGGAATGTCGCCACCTGAGTGATGACCATATCGGCCCAGCCCCGATCAGGTGCATAGATCAGCCCCTCCGCAAACAGCGGCGCAACCGAATGCAGGCGGGCGAGCTTATCGACGCCCTTGGGGTCCAGAAGCTGAACTGCCCAGTCTTCATGTCCGTACATGCGGCGGATTTCCTGCGAAACGCTGATTCCCGCTGCCTTGTTTTCGATGATGAGCTTGTCCACTTGGAATTGCCTCATGGTCTGTTCGACCTTCAAGACCAGCTCATGTAGCTCCAGCCTCTCCTGCCAAGCGTACATCAGCATCAACCGAGGATGCTCTTCCGTGTATGTCCTCTTCAACATCGAAATAGCTTCGCCGTCGCGAGAAATCGCCCGCGTCGATTGCGCCACCTGATCGCCACCCGAATAAACACCCCACACCGTCAGGGCAGAGTAATCGTTCTCCTCCTTCGTCGTGTAGGCCGTGTCCAAAGACGCAATCACATATTCCATCGGGGGGAAGGCTTCTCTCTCCCACAAGTTCCACCATTCACGTTTGATTACACCACCGCCAGCAGGCTCAGGGCGCTGTTGAAGCTGACCAGCCGCTGCATATGGACCAAGGGTCTTTTCAAGCAAAATCACTTGTTCTTCATCGAACCGCTCAGGCCACAGAAGCTCACCCGGCTCAGTGCGAGGGTCTTCCCATGTGATCTCCTCGCCGTCGTCTGTCGCCCATGCAGGCACCAATACCGTATGAAAAGAGCGATCCGGCTCATACCTCATCGGCAGGCAAAGATGCGTCCAGTCCCCAATCTGCCTCTCCAGCACATGCCCAGAGATGTCGCGCTCATTCAGGCGCTGGGCCACGACAATGCGGCAGCCATGCCCCGGCTTGGAGTTGTTCAGACGGTTATACCAAGCTGTGTCCCACCAGTTGATAGCCGCCTCAATCATAGCTTCAGAGTTAGCCTCAGCCGCGTTGTTCAGGTCATCCCCGATCAGGTAATTGCCGCCCAAGCCAGTCGTTGAACCGCCAACCGAGACCGCGTTCCTGATGCCACGCTTGTCGTTCTGAAACCGGGTCTTGGTATTCTGGTCTTCCACAAGCTGAAAGCGATCACCCCAATAGCTCTGATACCAGTCAGACTGAATCAGTGAACGGCACTTCACCGAGTCCTGCAAAGACAAGTTCAAGGCATAGCCAGCGCATAGGAACTGAGCGCCGGGACCAGAAAGCATAGTTTGATTGGTCTGAGCCCAAACCCATGCCGGGAACATCGTGCCGACAATCGTTGACTTGGAAAAGCGCGGGGGCACGTTGATCAGAAGATTAGGAATATATCCATCGGCACAGGCTTGGAGGTGAGCGCAGATGGCTTGCAAGGCGTAGCCGCCATGGGCGAAAGGCGCACTGTCGATATGCGGCCAAGCAGCCACAGTGAACTTGTACAGGTCTTCCTCATAGTCTGCCCGGTCCAGATCGCGGAGCTGGGCGTCTATGTCGATTTTCTCGCCGTCTAGGTCAAGAAAAGCTGCGGTCACTGTTTGAACCCTCTGCCCATGGTTATGTTGCTTTGAGCCCGTACCTTGTCATTCGGCCAGCACCAGATTTCTCCGGTGTCGTTCTGAAAGCATACCCATATCAGATGATGCTCGGCCCCGTAATCTATCAAGACCTGAGCCAAGGCTTTTCCCTTGGGTGTTTCAAGTGGGATGGGCGGGTTAAGCTGAAGGATCATTCCGCTTCCCCCAAAGCACACTGATCAGACGCATGACGAACAGGATGGCTCCCGACAAGATCAGGACGGCCAGCACGACAAGGAAAAGCTCAATAACGAAAATCATTCTTTCTTCTCCCCTAGTGCAGCGCGATCAAATGCTGTCTCTGCCTGTTTAGATGCAATCAAGTTTTCTTTTGATCGATCTTTGAAATAAGTTTTTTGCTTTTCGCGCATATCAACACCAAGCCGCAGCGCCGCTTCCAGTCGCTCGATGCGGTCGGCGGCTTCCGGCCCATCTGGATTGCGATACCAGCGTGTGCGCTCACCGGGCGCATCAGGCTCTACTTTGCGCAGCCGCTTCACAAGATCGTCAGTCATCTTTCACCACCTCTTCAATATGATTGCTGATGTCTTCGTGAGTAAGATTAGGCATGAGATAAAGCATGTGGGCGCGAAACATTTCTCTTAATCTCCCGTTCTCTTTCTCCAGCGTCTCAATGCGGTCGGCGGCTTGTTCCGCTGTGCGTCCCGGTTCACGCCACCAGTCTTTGACTTCACGCAGCCGCTTCACAAGATCATCAGTCATCACAATTACCCCCTGTATCCCAATTTGCAGGCGATATTGCCTTCAACCTTCTGGCCGCTATCGTGCTGGGTGATGATGTAGCCTCGGCCTGTATCAAGGTCTATCGCCATGTTCATGGTGCCACGATCACCGATATGCGTGATCACCCCGAAATTCTTCTCGCGCTTGCTGAAGACCTCGAAAGGCCCATCACCATCATAGAAGATGAAGCCCTTGCCGTTCGAGATCATGTATTTGATTCTCGTCCCTTTCTGGGTCGTGCAATCGCCAGTTGCCCACCCAGCCATGGCCGAGGTGGAAGCCAGAAGGCTGGCAGCGATGATCAAAGCCCTCATGGCCGTTTCCTCAGTATCCTAGCCAACTTGGCTTTATCCTGTTTGGTAATACGATAGCCAATGCCCCAGACATTCTGGATGGCGACATCAACACCATGCTCTCTCAGCCGATTGCGGGCATGTGTAATGCGAACTTTGGTGCGAGCTTGAATGTCAGCACCATCTGCATTGTCTGCCCTGGCAAGACCCAACATGATGACATTTAGCTGTTCGTTGGTGCAGATATCAGGCGACTTATAAATCGCCCAAAGGATTGCGGCCATTTGAATAGACAGCTTGAAGCGACCAGAGAATGGATTGATAGATGGTGATAAAGCTTTCTTAGTCTGGCGAAGCTCTTCTTCCAACTCTTCAATCTTAGCTCGGAGGAAGTGGACTTCATTCATGTGCATCGTCATCGCTGTCTTCCTCAATCTTCATTGAATTGATAACTTCTGTCATCCGATCAATGCCAGCTTGAAACGCATCACGGGTCTTTTTGTATGTTTCAATCGCATC